TTACGCGCAGCGGGTCAACGGGCGCGCAAGATCTGGCGCCCTCGCACGACCTGCTATAGGGGCAGCAACCACAGAACCACCGCTCAGCCTGGCCCATGTCACAAAAGAAGAGAACACCTCGGCGTTCGACGAAGCGGAAACCGCCGCCCCCGAAGCCCTCGGTGACCGCCGATCCGAACGCCTGGCGCCACGTGAACCGCCTGCAGCTCGCGGCGTTGATCGGCGTGCACGCCGATACGGTCTCGGATTACGCGCGAGGCGGCATGCCGGTCATCACGCGCGGTGGGGCAGGCCAGGAAAGTGATTACGACGCGGTGGAATGCCTCGCGTGGTGGCGCGCCCACCAGGGCCAGGACGCGAAGGAGGTTGCGCAGACCAGGGCCTACAACGCCCAGGCCAAACTCAATGAGCTGAAGCTCGAGGTCCAACGCAAGGCGCTCGTGCCGATCGAAGACGTCATCCTCGCCGGCCAGGGCTATACGAAGGCCTGGGTCGCGAAGATCCGCGCGTTCCCGCGTCAACTCGTGCAGACGGGTCTGATCGCGCGCGAACATGAGGAGGCCCTGGTCACGCACGTCCACGCGCTGCTGATCGAGATCTCGCAGTGGAAGATGCCGGGCGACTCGATGAGAGCAAAGAAAGCCAAAGCGACGAAGGGGCCGTCGTGAGGGCCGCTTCGCGCGCCCTATTCGCGAAGTGGGCCCTCGCGGCGACCCCGCCCCCGTCACTCACGGTCAGCCAGTGGGCCGAGATGAAGCGCCGGCTCCCTGAATCGAGCAATACCCGGGGCGGGTCCTGGCGAAACGCGGCGACGCCCTACCTGGTCGGGATCATGGACGCCGTGCACGAGCTGGGCGTCAAGACATTGGTCCTGGCCAAGGCCGCGCAGGTCGGTGGATCCGAGGCGCTCCACAATATCCTCGGCTACTTCATCGAATACGATCCGTGCCCCATCCTCTTCGTGCAGCCGACCGCCATGGTGGCCGAGGAATGGAGCAAGGATCGGCTGTCCGACATGATTCGGTCGACGCCGGCGCTGCGCGCCGTGGTGCGAGACAAGCGCCAGCCGCGGGGATCGCACGAATCAGAGAGCACGCTGGCCTTGAAGATCTTCCCTGGTGGGTATCTCGCGCTCGGCGGGGCGAACACCCCGAACACCTTCGCGCGCCGCGCCGTGCGCCTGGCGATCGGCGACGACGTCGATCGCTTTCCGGCCGTGGTGGGCGATGAGGGCGATCCGGCTGACCTGCTGCGCAACCGCACGCGGACCTTTCACGATGCGCTCGTACTCTTCGTCTCCACCCCCACCCTCAAGGGCGGTCGAATCGACACCCTCTATGAGCGGAGCGACCAACGGCGGTACGTCGTGCCCTGTCCGGTATGCGGGCGGTTCGACTGGATCACCTGGAACGACCCGAGGCACTTTCGCATCGTCTTCGAGGAGCGCGATCCGGACACCGCGCGCCTGGCCTGTCCTGATCGGGACGCCGGCGGCTGCGGCGCGAAACTCACGGAGCCGGACCGACGAGCCATGGTGGCCGTCGGCGAATGGCGACCGACTGCGACGACGAAGGAGGCCGGCCTGGTCGGATTTCACCTGCCGGCGATGGTCTCCATGCTTGGCGATGTCACGCTGCGGTCCATGGTGGAGCAGTGGCTCTCGGCGCGCGCCCGCGGCAAGGAGAGCCTGCGCGTCTTCATCAACACCACGCTTGCGGAGGGCTGGGAGGATCGCGGGCCGCGTATGAACGCCCAGGGGTTGCTGGCCCGGCGGGAGTCCTACGGCGAGGACGTGGAGGTGCCCGCCGCGGCTGTCGCGCTCACGTGCGGCGTCGACGTGCAGGAGGATCGCTTCGAGCTGCAGGTCCTGGCCTGGGGTCTGGGGAGCGAGCGGTGGGTGGTCGACTGGCGGCACGTGCCCGGCAAGGCGAACCAGCCGGAGGCGAAGGACGCGCTACTCGAGGCGTTGACGCGGCGCTACGCACACGCCTCGGGGCATCAACTGCCGATCCACGCGACGTGCATCGACTCGGGATACGCCACCGACGAGGTCTATGACTTCGTGCTGGCGCACCAGGCGCGGCGGATCTTCGCCACGAAGGGCTACGCGGGGAAGAGCGGCGAGCCGATCGTGGGGAAGCCGTCCGAGAAGCGCTACGGCCGCAAGCCCAGGCCGGTCCGCCTCTATCCAATCAACGTCGACGACGCGAAAGCCGAAGTGATGAACGCGTTATCGCTCGTGGCGCCAGGACCAGGCTATATCCATTTCCCGCCACTGGTCGACGACGAGTATTTCGCGCAACTTTGCGCCGAGCACTCGGAGACCGTGAACAACCGGGCCGGGGTGGCGACTCACACGGTCTGGGTTCAGGATCGGGAACGCAACGAGGCGCTCGACACGGCCGTGCTCGCCCTGGCGGCCTTCCGCCTGCTCAACCCGAACATCCGCCAGATGGCCGAGACGCTGGCGGCGACGCCGGCGCCGGGGAGCACCGCCCAGCGCGTCGCGGTCTCGGCGGCACGTCCGGCTACCCAGAATCAGCAGCCGCCCACGAGACCTCGCGTGGGCCGCAGTGCTTATTTAGGACGGTGACCATCCGTGCCTGACCTGCTGCCGATCCCCCCGTCGATTTGGAAACGGTTCACCTCGTTCCTGCGCGACGACAGATCGGGCTCCATTGTCTTCCACGTCCGGCACGGCCGGGTGCGCGGCGCGACCATCAGTGAGCAGCTGCCGGCGAAGGGGCCGCCCGGTGCGGTTGGACCAGGCGGCGTTGCAGTAGAATCTTCACCGAGAGGCTCAGATGAAGATTGACGCGGAGAACACCGCGGGCGGCTGGACCATGGAAGGCTACCGGCTTTCGTCGGGCCGGTTCTTCAACCCGAACCGGCGCATCGTCGGAATCAATCCGGACCTTGAGATCTTCGGCGGATACGACAGTCCGGTCTATATGGAGCCTGACCCCAACGTCTCGCCCGGCGAGATCTCGGATCTCGGCTGGACGCCAGAGGAGAAATCCGAGCTGGCCGACTACATGATCGCCCTGTGGGGTGCGTTCAGAGAGAAGACGCTCGCGAAAAAGGCGGAGGTGGGCGATGAAGGGCCTGGCCCCGTCAGCCAGCAGATCTACGTGGCACCCGTCGCCACGCCGTTTCCGGCGCGCGACGAGGACCCGCCGGCGCCTTGGGTGAAGGTCACCGATTTCAGCGGCCCGGTTCGGACAGGAGGCAAATAGTGGAGCGCGATGAAATAGCCTTGCGAATCTTCTGTGCGGTCGGCCCGAAACTGGGATTGGGAGGCATCGATCCCGAGCAGGAGTTTGGGGAGCGGCAAATCCGCGCCTGCTTTCACCTGGCCGACAGGTTCCAGCATGTCGCGGCAGAGCCCGTCGAGCCGACGCCGGTTTCGCGCTGGCCCACTGCCTGGAAGATCGAGATGTTGCCGGATCCTCGTTGATGCGATAGACTCTGACCCGATTGATCGTTCGGCCTCTTGACTGACCCCGATCGCGTGACGCCTTGGCGCGTCGCCTCCCCAGCGCGATCGGCCCCACCAGCCTGACGCCCGTCGGCAGCCTTGGCGCTGCAGAGGGCGTATGTCTCCTCTGAGAAAGTCGCACTTGGCGATCGCGATCACGACGGCGCCGCGTCTAATTCCGACGCTCGACCGCTCGGTCGCGTCGCTTCGGGCGGCGGGCGTGGCGCTGCCCCTCCTGGTACATGCGGATGGGGCCTGCCCTCCGATCACGGATGCAGCGTGCGACGTCGTCACGCGGCCGGAGGCGGTGGGTGCCCTGCGGCACTGGGTCGAAACGTTGCGCCTCCTCCTCGTGCGCCACTCGGCGACTCACCTCCTGATGCTCCAGGACGACCTCACCTGGGCGCGCCGATCGGCGCGAGCGATCCGATATGCCTGGCCGCACCTGGCGCCCTTCTGGACGTGGTACGTCGATCCCACCGTGGGACGGTACCTCGAGCAGCAGCACGGCCCGCTGATGCCTGGGCCCTATCTCTCAACGCTGGGCGCGCGATCGAACGGCGCGCTCTGTTATGGCTTTACCCGCGAGCTCGCCGAGGCGATCTTGGCGTCCCCGCTCCTCTCGGCTGCCCTCGAGACTCACCGCCAGGGCATCGACAAGCGAATCCCCGGGATCTGTGCGGCCTTGGGCCAGCCGCTGCAGGTCTGGGTGCCCGGCCTGGTGAACCATGAACTGGGCTCAGGCAACAGTTCGATCAAGCGGAAGCCGCCGAAGGACACGAGACGCTGGCAGGCCGTCGCGCCAGGCGCCGCCTGGCGGCGGCTCTCGTCGAGGGTGCCGCGATGATCCCGAAACGCCTCATCACCACCTGGATCTGCGATCCCGCGCGCGACAAGTTCAGCGAGCGGCACCGGGACATCTTCGCGCGGTGCCTGACGTCGTGGCTTCGGCTGATGCCAGATTACGGGCTGGACGTCATCACGTCGGGTAACCTGTTTCAGCACGGCCGCGACCCCTGGGTGGAGGATCGTCTCGCGGAGGGCAACTTCATTGGCGCCTCCCAATGGGCGCGGCTCCACTGGCTGAAGCTGTTCGGCGGGATCTATCTCGACATGGACGTTGAGGCGATCCAGCGGTTCGACGGCCTGCTCGGTGAGCACTGTGTCGTGGGGCACATCGGCGCCGGCAAGCCGCACGCGAACAATGCCGTGATGGGCGCCGAGCCCGGGCACCCGTTCGTGCTCGAGCAGTTGAAGGCCCTCAAGAAATGCGACCCCTCCAGCCCGAAGTTCGGCAACGACAGCGGTCCGTTCCTCGTGAGTCGGCTGCTGAAACGACGCGGATGGGACGGCGCCGACGTCGACGCCCGGATGGGGGACGTGCGGGTCCTGCCGAGTTCGGCCTTTCATCCCTATCCCTGGTGGGAGACTTACACCCCCGCCTGCCTCCGGCCCGACACGCTGGCCGTCCATCACTGGGGCCAGAGCTGGCACGCCCGCGCCAATGAAGCGACGATCCGCTTGCTCCCCGGTCGGACCATCGGTGAAAAGGGTGGCCACCGATCCGGCTGGCCCTATGCGGTCGCCGCCCTGGAGGCAATCCGGGCGCCCAATGGCGTGCTGTTTGACGACTGCGTGGAGCGGACCTACTGGTGGTCCAACTGTCCGGAGCAGCGCGCCCCGCGACAGGAGCCGTGGGTCGGCGTCTTCCATCACCCGCCCGACATGCCGGCGTACTTCAACCCGGATCGGCATCTCGAGCGCCTCTGGGATCATCCGCGCTTCCTCGCCGACCTGCCGCACCTGGTCGGGGCCGTGGCGCTGTGCTCGGCCCTGGGCGAGTGGCTGGCCGAGCGTCTCGGTCCCCGCGTGAGCGTGTCGGTGGTGAAGCACCCGACCGATCGGGCGGTGCCGGCCTTCGATCTGGCCGCCTATACCGCGGCGCCGACGCTCATCCACATCGGATGGCACCTACGGAATCAGGATGCGCTCGCGCAGGCCCCGGTGCCGGCCGGCGTGCGCAAGGTGCACGTTCGCCGCGGCTTCCAATGGGAACTCGAGGCCGCCGAGCAAATGCGGCGGGCTGGGCCATTTCGCGCGCGGCCACCGATCGGACAGACCGACCTCGTCGGCGCGCTCGAGCCGGCCGACTACGACGCCCTCCTCTCGCGGTCCGTCATCCTGGCGGAAATGATCGGCGCGGCCGCGAGCAACACCGTCGTGGAGGCCATCGCGCGCGGGACGCCGATCCTCGTGACGCCGCTGCCGGCGATCGTCGAGTACCTCGGGCCGGACTATCCCGGCTACGTCACGCGCCTCGAGGACGTCCCGGCGCTTCTGGCGCCGGCGTCGGTGCGCGCGATCGCCGACTACCTGGTCGGCATGGATCGCTCCTGGCTGGACGGCCGCGTCTTCGCGGCCGCCGTCTCGGCGGCCGTGGCGAAGGCGGTCAAGCGGGGGTCCATCTCGTGACCGCCGCCCCGCGCCTCCTCATCGCGATGACCACCGCGGACCGCTCGCCCGGCGCGAGTTACGTCGGCGCCACGCTGCGGGCGCTCGCGGCGCAGGGCGTGCCGAGGGACGTCCTCCACGTCTTCCCCACGGACCCCTCGACCGCCTGGCTGGAGCAGCAGGCGCGTGGGGTCGCCGTCACCGTGCATTGTCCCGCCCGCCGTCTCACCCGGAACGAGAACGGCCTCGCCGCGATGACCGGGCTGCCCCGGTGCGACTGGGTGCTCCACCTCGAGGACGATCTGGTGTTCTGCGCCGAGTTCGTCGACCGTGTGCTGCGCTGGCTCGACCAGCAGGCGGACGGACACCGCGGGTACAACCTCTGCCCGCTCTCGTCGCCCCCTCGACCGCCCGCGGGGTCCGCCTGGGAGGAGCCCCGCGAGGCCAATGGCGCGATGGCGATCGCACTGCGTTGGTCGGACGCCCACGCCTTCGGACGGTGGGCGGTCACCCGGCTGAAGACGTGGCGACTCGGCCGGTCCACCCCATGGCGCGTCTGTGGGTTCGACGTGCTAGTGCGGGAGTGGACGGGCCCGCTGCTGGCCTCGATGCCGGCTTTGGCGCAGCACGTCGGCGATGAATCTCTGACGCACCGGTTCCGCCATCGGCGCATCAAACGATCGTCCTGTTTCAGTGGACCGGAGGGCCGGGATGCCTGACCCCGTTCACGAGACCCCCGCGACGGCCCCGTGCCTCGAGGCCTGTTGCTTCGGCGCCGACCCGGACGGCCAGTGGGCCCGGATGGCGCGCGTGCTGGCGTGGACGGCCGGTCAGCACTGTCCCGGTTGGGTGAGTCACATTCAGCGGATCCGCCCGCAGCCGATGGTGTCGGCCCTGGGGATCGCGTCCCATGTGGCCAACACGCAGAAGATGGAGCACTGGTACACGCTGGTCTCGGCCGCGCCCGACGGCGCCCGCCTACTGCTGCTGGACGCCGACACCATGATCACGCGGCCGCTCGACGACGTCTGGGACCGCGATTTCGATCTGGCCTACACGACGAAGGAGTCCAGGTTCCCGTTCAATTCTGGCGTCGTCTTCGTCCGCGTCACCGATCGGGCGCGGGCCTTCGTCTCGGCGTGGCGCGACGAGAACCGCCGGATGCTCGGCGACAGTGCGCATCACCAGACCTGGCGCAAGCGGTATGGCGGGATCAACCAAGCCTCGCTGGGCTTCATGCTGGCGCAGCCCCCGCGGGCTGGTCTCACGATCGCCACCCTGCCCTGCGTGGAGTGGAATTGCGAGGACTCCTCCTGGGAGCGTTTCGATCCGCGCGTGACACGGATTGTGCACCTCAAGTCGAGTCTCCGCCGCGCGATCTTTCTGCGCACCGCCGTCGGCCAGCATGTGCGGCCGCTCGCCGCGCTCTGGGGCACGCTCGAGCGCGAGGCGCTCGAGGCGGAACGCCAGGCCGTTTCGTCCCCGGCGCTGACCGGTGTGCGTCGGCCGCCGCTCGGTCCACCGGGGGCGACCTCGCCCCGCCTGGGAGCGAAGTGATGGGCGACCGCCGTCGCCCGGCGCCTCACCCTCCGGGATCTGTCAAGCCGGCACCGACACCGGCCCGCCGCGGTCGCCCGAGCCGGGTTGAGGGCGAGGAATCCAGTCGGCGGATTTGGATGTTTCTGACGGAGCGTGAACGCACGGCGCTGCTTCGAGTGGCCCTGGAAAATCGCCAGACGATCGCCCAGGTCCTCCGCGACGCGGTCAACGAGTTCGTCGCGGACTACGGGGAGCGCCGGGTATTTTCCTGCACAGGTAATTCCGGGCCGGGTGGATCGTAGTCGGCGAACGTTCGCGAAGACGCTGACCGACTGGAGGCGCTCGTGACCCGCGACTGACCCCGATGCCCTACACCGATGTCGATCTGCAGCTCGTGCGCACCGCCCGGTTGCGTGGCATCCGGAGCGTGCAGTTTCTGGATCGCCTCGTCACCTACTCGAGCGACGCGGAGATGCGCCAGGTCGAACTGGACATCGCGCGCGAGCTGGCGTCGGTGAGCCAGACGCGGCGCAAGCAAGCCTTCGGCGTCGCGACCAAGGGATTCTGACGATGACGATGATCGGCACCGTGCAACGCCGAACCGTCCAGGCCGCCGTACGGCGCGCCCGACGGATCCGCGGCGTCGCCGGCGGCGCCGTCCCGGTGGTGCGCAATTCTACGGCGCTGTACGAAGCGGGGTCGATGGCTCGCCGCGCCCGGGGCTGGCAGGCGCCCACGACCTCGGCGAATCAGGCGATTCTCGCGCACCTCTCGACGCTCCGCGATCGCTCGCGCTCGGCCGTCCGCAACGACGGGTATGCGAAGGGCGCGATCGACAAGCTCGTCTCGAACATCATCGGCCTGGGGATCACGCCGCTGTCACAGGCGCGCGATCCGCAGTTCCGCCAGGACATCCAAGCGCTGTTCCTCCGGTGGACCGACGAGAGCGACGCGGATGGCCTGCTCGACTTCTACGGGCAGCAGGGACTCGCGGTGCGCACCTGGCTCGAGTCCGGCGAGAGTTTCGTGCGCGAGCGGCTGCGGCTGCCCGAGGACGGGCTGTCGGTTCCGCTGCAGCTGCAGATCCTCGAGCCGGAGCTCTGCCCTTACACCTACAACATGTATGGGGACGGCCTGCGGGTCCGCGCCGGCATCGAGTTTGATCTGATCGGGCGGCGCACGGCCTACTACTTCTACCCCTCGCGGCCGGAGCTTGACGACTACGACGCGTCGCAGTTGCGCCGGTTGTCGGCCGACTTCGTCATCCACCTCTTCGATCCGATTCGCCCTGGACAGCTCCGCGGCCTGCCGCACCTGACGCAGGCGCTGATTGATCTCTACGAACTCGACAAGTTCGATGACGCGACGCTGCTCCGGCAGCAACTCGCCAATATGTTCGCGGGATTCATCACGCGACCCGCGGCGGTCGGGGACGCGGAGCTGTTCCACCCCCTCACGGGCGAGCGCCTGGACTCGCAGGACGGGAAGCCGGTCCTGCAGCTCGAGCCGGGCATCATGCAGGAGCTGAGCCCGGGCGAGGAAGTGACCTGGTCCGACCCGCCCGACGTCGGGCCAGGGTACCCAGACTTCATGCGCCAGCAGCTCTACGGCGTGGCGGCCGCCACCGGCGTGCCCTACGAGGTCCTGACGGGCGACATGCGCGGTGTCAACGACCGGACGGTGCGCGTGCTGCTCCACGAGTTTCGGCGCCGCGTGCAGGCCTGGCAGCACCAGATCGTGGTGTTCCAGTTCTGCCGGCCCGTGTGGAAGGCCTGGCTCGATCGCGTCTTCCTCAGCGGGGCCCTCCCGATCCCGGCCGAGTACCTCACGAACCCGGAGCCCTGGTCCAAGGTGAGCTGGACGCCGCATGGCTGGCCCTACCTCAATCCGGTGCAGGACGTGGACGCGCAGAAGGCGGCCGTCCGGGACGGCTTCAAGAGCCGCGCGGCCGTCGTCAGCGAGCAGGGCGACGACGCCGAAGCGATCGACGCGGCCCAGGCCCTCGACAACAAGCGCGCCGATGACCTCGGGCTGAAATATGACTCCGACGGGCGCCAGCCGGCGAACGGTGCGCGGCCCCCGGCGGCAGCGGACGCAGGGACGGCGGATCCCGCGACTACAGGAGTGTGATCATGGCAAAACGAGCCTGGTTCCGATTCGACAACGTCGCCGGCGATCCCACGACCGTCGACATCTCCATTCTCGACATCATCGGCGACTGGCTCGATGAATATCTCTGGCCTGGCGGCGGCCCCGGGGTCATCACCGCCAAAACATTCGTCGATCAGCTGGCCCAGCTCCCGGAACCGGTGAAGACGATCCGCCTGCACGTCAATAGTCCGGGCGGCGACGTCTTCGCCGCCGTCACCATGGCGAACGCGCTGCGCGACCAGCGGCTCACCAAGGGCCGGACGATCGACGTGCTGATCGACGGCCTGGCGGCGAGCGCGGCCTCGATCATCATCATGGCCGGGAACACCATCCGGATCGGGGACAACGCCCTGGTGATGGTGCACAACCCCTCGAGCATCGGCCTCGGCAACGCCGCCGAGATGCGAAAGATCGCCGACGAGCTCGACAAGGTGCGGAACACCATCGTCGCCACCTACCAGTGGCAGTCGAAGCTCGACGCCGCGGCGATCGTGGCCCTGCTCGATGCCGAGACCTGGATGGATGCCGACGAGGCGATCGCCAACGGCTTCGCGACCGAGAAGGTCGAGGGCTTCAAGGCGGCGGCGGTGCTCGACCGGCGCGCGGTCGCCAAGCTCGCCGTGCCCGACAAGTACCGCGCGCGGGTCGACGCCTTGCTCGCGCCGGCGGCCGCGGAGCCTCCCGCCCCAGTCGCGGCGGCGGCGGCGGACGTCCTCCGGCTGTGCCGGGAGGGCGGGTGCCTCGACCAGGCCGAGACCCTCATCGCCGCGAGCGCGACGGTGGAGCAGGTCCAGACCAGCGTGCGCGATCAGCGGGCAGCGCGCGAGGCCGCCGCGGTCAGGGAGCGCGAGATTCGCGCGCTCTGTGACCAGGCGCATCTCCCGGAGCTGGCGGGCGGCTACCTCGAGGGCGCCATGCCGCTCGCCGCGATCCGCGCGCAGCTGACCGTCGTCACGGCCAAGGTCGACGGGGTCGAGATCGATGGCAGCCTCCGTCCCGACCACGGGACCAAACGCACGGCGCGGATCAACGCCTCGGCGGTCTATGCCGAGCGCAACTGAGTGAAGACGGAGAAGGAGCAGACCATGTCCAGCTTGACCGAAGGCCGGCATACCGGCGAGTTCATCCTGAGCGAGCTGCCGGGCACGCTCAGCCGCGACGCCGTGACCGTCAACGTCCCGGCCAACTCGATCCTCGAGCCCGGCACCGTGCTGGGGCAGGTATCCGGGTCGGGTCACCACGCGTCCTACGACGACTCGAGCTCCGACGGGAGCGAGGTCGCCGCGGGAATCCTCTACGACACGCTCGTGAACGAGGGCGACGCACCGGCCGAACTCCCCGGCGTCGTGATCAACTTCGGCGCCGAGGTGCGGAAAGACGACCTGGTCTGGGGCGACGGCGTCGACGACGCCGGCGGCCTCACCGATCTCGCGGCCCTGTTCATCAAGGCGCGCGACTAGGCGCGTGGCGCCAGTCGGTCCGCCGCGGCGCCGGTCTCACGTCAGCAACGAGGAGTCAAGTCCATGCCCATGATCGATGTGTTCCGAAACGACGCGTTCTCCACGGTCTCCCTGACCGACGCGATCCTGAAGCGGCCCTACCAGCCCAGACGGATCGGCGCGCTCAAGTTGTTCCGCGAAAGCGGCATGACCACG